GTGAACAGCGCGCGGCAGGGTCGTGCGGTGGCGCCCACCGTGTAGTGCGTTCCCAGCGCCTTGAGCGGGCGCAGCTCGCCGTGCGCAAACTCGCAGTTGATCGCGGTCTGTGCAGCGTCCTCGGGCAGGCGGTCAGCCGGGAGTCGGGGAATCTCGCCGTTGAACTTGCGAATGGAAAGGGTCGTCATCGAACCCCCCAGGCGCGCAGCACGGTACGCTGCCACGCGAACACGATGTGCAGGTTTGTCGTCATCACAGACTCAACAGCCTCGCTCCAGCGGCACGCATCGTTGATCGGCTTGAAGTGCTCGGCCTTCCATGCGGCCATGTCAGTAATCTTTTCGCTCATTGCGCGGCTCCCGGTGTCCGGTTTTCCAACGGCAGTTCTCGACCATCGGCTTCATCTTGGTGCAGCGATGGGTCCAGGCGGGGTAGAGGTACTGGCTCTGCTTGTGCGCGCACTGGCGGCAGCACAGCGGCAGTTCGGGCGTCATGCCCACCCCTCACGGCGCTGCTTGATGCGCTGATAGAGACTCACGCCACCCGACCACAGGACGGCCAGCAGTACCCCGTACACCGGCTGGATGCCGAGCGCGAGCGCCACGGCTTGCCCGGTCTCGGTCGATTCGCTCAACGTGCCCAGCACTGTCGCCAGCACGGCAGCGGTGCTCGCCTGCGCGATGGGGCTTTTCTTCAGGCTCGACTCAGGCTCGACTTCCTGCGGCATGGGCTGCGAGTCGTCCGACAGGTACAGGGCGGCTTCCCTCGCGCGGCGCGAGGTCAGACCGTCGACCACCTGGAGCACGCCGTTGATGCGCGCCTTGTTCCACAGCGCGAACGCTCGGGCAGCGGACTGGCGGTCGCCCTCGTTGTGCCGTTTCAGCACGGTGGATTTGGCGAATCCATGCAGCCCGATGTTGTAGGCAAGGCTCACCATCGCGCCGAGTTCGTTGTCAGACGCATCGCGCTTGAGTTCGCGCTGAACGCCGTCTGCATATACTGAGAGATCAATCGAAAACCACGCGTCCGCCTGCTCCTGCGTGCAGGTATCGCCCATCTTGACGCCACCAGTGTGGCCCCAACCGATCGTCGGAACACCGGCCGGACACCGATACGCCTTGAGCCTGCACCCCTCGGAGCGCGCGATTTCCAGCACCGCATCGTAGGCGATGGGCCAGTCCAGGTTCTTGTCGGGGAGAGTCATTTCACCACCTCGTTCAAATAGCGATTCAGGTCGCGCAGCGTTCCGGGGTTGTAGAGTTCCGGGTTCGGTACGCCGCCAGCTTGCGCGATCCACTCTGAGCAGAACGCCGCGCCTTTGTTGTTGATGCCCCGGTTAAAGACTTGCGAGCCAACCAACCCAAACCAGTCGTAGGTCTGCCCTTGCGTTGCTGCGAAGTGCGCGATCAGTTGTTCCGGCGTAATCCACTTACACGGCTCGATGGTCCAGTGCTCCAGCTTGGCGAGCGTCTTTCTGGAAGACTGCGAGCGCACGCCGCCGTCACGAATGGTCGACGCAAAGGTTGTGTCGCCTAACAGCAGTTCGGAGTGCGACTCCTTGCGCCCGGTCCATGCGCGGATCACCGCGTTGCCAACCGTGCCGTCCCCGACGTAGGAACAGAGATAGATCATGTGCGCCTCCAGATCGCGCGCCTGACTGCCCAGAGCGTTGCGCCGATGGCGAGAATCCATGCGCTCACAACGATCATCTTGAGCGGTGTAGGACGGGCATTGCGCGGGTAGTCCGCGTGCCGGTCATCCCCATCAAACCCAGACAGCGAAAGCGAAGGGTGCAGTAGCGGCTCGGGCGGAACATAGCTCGTCACCCGTCCGTCACGGTCGATGTGGATTGCATGCATGCCCCACTCAGAATGGGCGCTCGCCCGCGCAGCAAACCACCCGCCCTTCTCATGCAGCAGATCGAGGGAGCGGGTAAGGCAGTTCATGGTGCTGTGGTGGGTTTTGTTGCCATCAGGCGCAAAAGCTCGGTTCGCAAAAGACGCAGTTCGTGCTTCACATCACTCGCCAGCTCTTTCACTTCGGTCTGACTGCGCTGGTTCTCTGCTGCCTGCACCTGCATTTTCTCTTCGAGAATCGCTACGCGCCGGTCCATGTTGTTCGCGTAGGCGAAGAGGCTTCCTGCGATCACCAGCGTGGTGAGTAGGTGCGAAATGTTGAGCGTTTTGTCGAGGTGCCAATGACGGCGATCAGGCTCTACCGGGGTATGGACGCTGTTCATCCTGCACCCCTTACGTTGGGGTTCGTGCCCGCGCTGTTGCGATTCACGTCGGCGGCTTGCTCGGCCGCGGTGCGCGCGGTCATTTGCGCGTTGAAGGCTTGGTAGTACGCCACCGCAAGGTTCGCGTTAGCGACGTATTCGGCATCTTTCGAGTAGCATCGGTACAGCGTGTAGTTGACGATCGCAGGCACCCACGTGCCGTCCAGATCGAGCGTGCCGTTCTCGGTGGCGTTGGCCGGCTCGGCCGAATACACTACCTCCAGCGAACCCGTTCCGCTCGAAGGCTGCGGCGGATAGACGTAGAAGACCTTCTGGTTCTGCGGGTCGAACGTGTAGTGCTTGACCTCGGCGCTCGCCGTGGAGGCGTGCCAGCCGGGGAGCTGGGCGTCCAGAATCTCGCGGGTCACGGCGCGCGGCGCGGTGCCTGCCGTGGCGCCACCCACACCCATGTTGCGAACGATGTCGATCAGGGTTGTGCCGTCCGCAGGGATGCCCTGCTTGGTCCCGGCAACCAGATTCACCACGCTCGTCTTGACGCAGGCGTCAGGCTTGAAAAAGCACACCTCCCGCGCGGCGTCGGTGATGTACTGGAGCTTTTCAGCGAGCGGCCAGCGGATGTGCGTCGTGTCTTGCAGGAGCTGCGACACCCGCGTGACGACGTCGTTGACTTGAATTGCGGCCATGCGCTACCTCAAACAAAAGCGCGGGGCTCAACCCGCAAATTGGCCCTGGAGAACCCCTTGTTGCGCTCGACCGCCGCCGCGTTCACCCCGGCGTTGAACCGCCCGGTGTAGTAGATCGCCGCCTGCGGGTCGTAGAACGCGTGCCCCATCATGGCTTTGAGCCGCGAGAGCGTGCCGTGCTTGATGACCTCAAAATGCTGGTCGTAGATCGCATCTGGGACGACCCCGTCCGTGCGGGTCGGGGCATACGCCACGGTGGCGGTCAGTGTGCCGGATGCGACCGGCACGGGGGTGAGGCGGAAGGTCTCTGGGTTCACCACGACAAAACCGACCGGGCTACCCTGCACGGTGCGCCACTGCGGCAACGCGCGTTCGACTTGCTCAAGGGTCAGGGGTGGCAGGGTGCCCTCCCCGTCGATGTTGACGCTCATGATCTGCACGATCTGGCGTCCGATTGGGGTGGATAGTGCGTACTCCGCAACCCCCTCGGTAAGCGTCACCGGGTCAGCCTCTTCCTGCCAGTACAGGCTCTTGCGACAGAACTCGATGACAGCCGTGCGCACCGCCGACAGAATCAGCGGGTTGGACGCGCCGGAACACTCCACCGCGATGTCCGGGATGAAGGTCTCAAGCGCGACCGTCATGCTTACTCACCCACGTCCAGGTCGTCGAGGAAATCCGGGATTTCTCCCAGATCGTCGGCCTCGACTTCGGGAACCTCGACCGGCGCGGCCTTCTTGGCGCGCGGCTTCTTGGCGGGCTTTTCCGCTTCCTCGGCCGGAGCGTCGGCGAAGAACGCTTCGCCTTCGTGGGTCAGGTAGACCTGACCGCTGACGACCTCGGCCAGCACGACGTGCTTGCGATCGACAACAGCGATGAATTTGGGGAAGCAGTTCTGAACGCGCGGGTCGTCGTTCAGCTTGTCGTAGAGGCTCATGTGTGGCTCCGAAATGTGGCTTTGCGCTTGTCCGAATATACTGTTTAGGTGTAAACAGGTCAATGGGTTGCGAAAACAAAACAGGGGCCGAAGCCCCTGTTCCACGTGTTACGGTCGTAGCACGTTAGTTGACGAGCGCAACAGCCAGCGCCTTCGGCAGGAGAGTTTTCCAGCCCATGACGTTCAATCCACGTACGAGGTCCCCAAAATCTCGAGGATTTCGCAAAGTCTCGAGTTTCGTCATCTGGCTAGCGAAGGTCACAGCGCTCTTGTGGCCGGCCATGAGCACGCGACGAGCAGCCGTGCCACCAGCGGCGTCACCCCAGTAGTCCTGCGCGGCGGCAGCGGCCGGGAGCTGGTTGGTGACGTACACCGTGAAACGGTCGATCATGCCGATCTTGCCGTTACGGACCATCGACTTGTCGTCACCCATGAACTGCGCTTGCGCGAGGTTCGACTGCATCAGCAGGTTGCGGGTGTACGGGTCGATCAGCAGCCAGCGGTCGGTCTCGGGGATGTTCTGCTCGTCCAGCACGCCAGCAAGGGCGGTCAGGGTCTGAAGAACGTTCGAGCCGGTCAGTGCGATCGGAGCGGCAGCGGTGCCCAGGTTGTACTTGCCGGTCTTGACACCCGCAGTGGCGCCCTGGTTGGCCGCGTCTGCGGTCGAGCTGATACCCGGAAGGGCTGCGCTGTCGCCGTGGATCACCGCCTTGTCGATGGCGATCTTCATCTGCATGGCCGCGTCGTTGGAGAAGGTCTCCATCATGTTCGGCTTGGACTGATGAACGATGACGTCGTTGACCTGGAACTGGAACGACTTGGCGCGGTCGATGACCAGCTCGACGGTCGACGGGGTCGGCACGGCGTAGTTCAGATCGCCACCGATTTTGTAGTCGGCGATGGCGATGTCCGGCACGTTGTTGATCACAACCTTGTCGCCCAGGTTGGCGATGTCGCCCTGGAAGTCGGTGTTGGTGATCTCGGTCAGGCAGGTCGAGGTGTAGAACTTGCGGTTGAGCTTGGAAGCCCACAGCGTCGGGATGAAAGTACCCGAGTAGTTCACGCCAGCGTAGTTACCACCAGCGGTGGTGGGGGTGCCGTGGTAGCCAACCAGCGGGGCGGAAGCGGTTACAGTGGCCATGTTGGATTACTCCTTGGATTCAATAAGGGTCGTCTCGCACATGGCTCCGGGGCTCACCACTGAACGCGGCCTTCTGCGAGCGCCTGCTCGGCCTGCGCCACGAGGGCGTCGGCTTTCGCTTGACCCATGTCGCGGATGTTTCGCGGGTCGTAGGCGCGCTCGAATTCAGCGCGGGTCCAGATTTTCCCAGCGGGCGCAGTGGGCGCGCTGGCGGTTGCCTTGGCCGGAGCCACTTGACGCTCCAGTTCCTGGCGGACTTGTTGACGCTGCTGCGTCTGACCCTGTTTACCAGTCAACTCCTTGTAGGCGTTGAACACGTTCGCTACCCGGTCAGCGTCGAGATTCTGCGCGGCAGCATCGAGTGCGGCCTGACGCGTCACCCCGTACACCGGGTCGGCTTCGCCCAGCCACGACAGGAACCCGTTGTCCACGTTCACCGCCTCATAATCGGGAACGAGTTGGGCGAGTCGGTTCAAGAACCGATCCTGCGCGCTGGTGGCAACCTGCTGGTCGACGTTCGACAGTCGTCCTTCGAGCTGCTTGATATACGCCTGCATTTGCGCGGTCTGTTGAGCCACGAGGGCTTCAGCCATGCGCTTCGCACGACGATCGACAGCTTCGATCAAATCCTCGCCAAAAACCTCGGCGTCGTTATCCTTCTCTGCCGCTTCCGCCTCTTTCGTCTTGGCGGTCTTCAGGGTCTCGACCTCGGAGGCCAGATTCTGGAGGTGCTGCTTGAGGGTCTGGACTTCCTGCGCCTGCTGCTGGTTCAAACCGTGCAGGGCGTTGGCGCGACTGCGCCAGTAGTCCACATCCTCCTCGCGTCCAGGCTTGGCTTTGAGTTCAGGCTGCTGTTGCGGCTCTTGCGGTTCAGGTGCGGGCTGCTCGGTCTGAACAGGCTCGACAACCGGCTGATCAACAACCTCGGCGGAACCTTCGGTGACGTCACCTTCGGGCTGTCCGTACAGTTGCTTCTCCAGTGCGTCGGCTTCGTCGATCTGGCGCTGAATCGCTTCGGGGAATTTACTCACTTGAGTCTCCATCGCTTCCGGGTTGGCCGGGGAGCTTGGGTTGAAAAATCATCGTCTCGCCAGCTTCGCCGCCAACGCTTCACCGTTCTCGATGAGGTCGACCAGCTCTGCTGCAAGTGCCGCCCTGCCCTGCATGGTCCGCCACACGTCCTCGTGGGGGGTCTGACTCATCACCTCCTGAGCGTCCTGTCGGCAAGCCTTCAGGTGCGCCACAACGGCGGCAAAGTCAGGCGACCTCAACTTGAGGAAGGTGGTCGCGGTATGCAGGTCAACACGGTTCATACTGTAGCTATATACATGCTTACACGTAAGCACGTCAAGTGTGTTGGTGCCGATTGTCTCGGCGCCCCGGAACCTGCCGGGTCAGGTGCGCGCCCTTCGGTGTGAGGGGCGCGCGAGGGGGATTAGATTCGCATGTCGCGGCAAATCGTGACGATGTGATTCGGCTCATATCGCCACGGCTCGCTCCACCCGAGTGCCGCAGCGATAGCCTCGCTGCAAAACCACCCGCGCCGCGAATCCGGGATGATCGGCAGCACGAAGCGGAGGTTTCCCGCGAGGTCATACGGCTCGCCGTCGTGCGTGAGGAACCACTGCCGCGCCTGCGCAGCATCCGCCCACGGTAGTTCGTAGAAATGCCAGCGCGACGGGTCGAATGAGATGGATTTGCAGCGCACGCCGCCGTCCATCCACGAGGCTGACCACGACTCGACCGGCTCGCCGCGCTCAACCGCCTCGCGCTCGGCAAACGCAAGCTCGACGTGCGAGTACGGGCCGCGCCCCACGATCCGCACGGCCCGGTTGTAGAGTCCAGGCAGGCCGGGGCGGGTGCCGTGGTACGCGGCTAGGATCACAGCGTCACCATCATCGCAAACGCTGCGTCGATCTGCGCTTCGGACAGCCCAAACGCGGCGGCAACGGCGAGCAGCTCGGGATTTGCCCGCTCGAAAAACTGGCTCTCGTCGTACCAGTCGATCAGATCGAGATCGGCGGAGTCGGCGGGATCAAGCGCAGCCCGCCAAGCCGTCACCGGGGCGCGCAGCCCGAGCCGAGTCAAGCCTTGCAAGAACTGCCGGCGCGTGACCTTCTCGACTCGCGGCACCGGGGGCGTGCCGCTGCGGATCTCGTAGTGGCCGCCGCCAGTAGCGATGAGGTACTCGCCCTCTGCCAGCGCGGGCAGGGTCTCGACCGGAATCCAGCGGTCAGGAATGCCCGCGTCCGCTTCGATTTCCGACGTAGCACCGGTCCAGACAAGTGCGTCATTCAGCTCGATGATCGTTTGCATGTCAGGCTCCTGCGTAAATGAAGGCACGCGCTTCGCCGCTTGTCGCGTTTGGCAGCGCCGGCAGCTTGAAGTGGGTGCTGGGGTTGTAAGTCGCGGCCGGGGCGTTGGTCATCACGTGGTTGCCTGTGCCGTTGGTTGCGACAGCACAAAACAGCGATAGCTCAGGAGACCAGCAGACCGAGAACCATTCGTTATCCGCTGCACTCGTGCGAGTGGTCCAGTTGATGCCGTCCGGAGAGGTCATCACGCGGTTGCCTGTGCCGCTGACTGCGACAGCACAGAACAGCGATAGCTCAGGAGACCAGCAGACCGAGCGCCAGCCG